TCTAATGGCAAACATTGAGGTTAAAGAGCAGAAACGTGGATCGCGTCCTGCACTTGATTGGTGCGACGTAGCCTTCTTCCGCTTTGTGCGTGGGGATCGTTCTTACGTCTATTCCATGTTGAGTGTGGGAGCGGAGTCTGAGACGAAAGTCAACGTGGCTATCGCTCGCTTACCCCTGACTTATGATGTTGATGCTGGTCGATTTGCGTACCGCGTCATTCCCATGTTCAGGATCCTGCGAGAAGAGTACGGCCCAGATCGTGAGCGCTTGATTTGCGACACGTGGAACTATGTTGACTTGTCCCTCGGGCCCGCCCCCGTCCCGAGTGAGCCGGAGATCGCTGAAGATATCTCTGACACTCAGGAAGAAGCGGTGCGTGATGATTCGGGAGAGTTTCATCCGCGCCACATTCGCGATTCCGTAGAACTTAACAACGTGTATCGCTACGCATTGGGGGTTGAGCCCCCTTTTCGGGCGCCGCACACGCCGCCACCCTTACACCCCGGAACCCCGGAGTTCGACGGGATGGGCGACGAGTCTGTGATCCCAAACGGAGAAGTCGTTGCTCAACCACAGCCTATCCGGCAGGTTGTCATCGACCTATTCGAGATGTTGCCAGAAGAGGAAGAACCAAGCCCTGTCCCCTACACCCCTAGCCCCGACGCAAGTCAGGGATCGAGCCTTGTCAGCCCGATGGTAGAGAGGAAGGAAGGAGGCTCCTTGATGCCTTTGCCGGAACCTTCGGCACCCTCCGCAGCCCTACTGGCTCAAGTAGGACCTGCCGAGGAGGATAAGGAGCCTCAGAGCGGCGCCCCATCTGCAGGGGTGACCGCTAAGGAGTCCGTTTCCGAGCAGCCCTTTCGTGGGGCTCCCGGAAGCGATGTCCGGGTTGAAGCTAAGCCACGTGTTCATGGGGCTGCCGGTAAGGGGCAGTCCGGTCAAGCGCAAATACGCAATGCGGGAGGAGTACCCAGTGTTGCCAGCGCCAAAACCAAGGACAGTGACAAGAACCATCGTTCGAGCCAAACGGCTCATCCCGGAGGCCGCCAGCAGCCTACTGCTGTTGGCGCGCCAGTCACCAACAAAACGCTCTTAGGCATAGTTCCGACTTATGTCGCACCCGAAGCTCCCCGGGTCTCTGCTGAGAGCCAAGCCCGTCCGAACGTCAGCGACCTTCTGGATTTGCGAGTCACCCGCCGCATTCCAGTGAGTTGGCCGGCTGATTCGCCCAAATGGGACCACTACCCAAAATTGTACACCGGCGTTGCGTTTGTGCCCGCCCCCACCACCACAGTTCATGAGCATGCAAGCGCTGCTGTCCAGCGCGCGTTGTCTCGTCTGTGGTGTGAGGAGAAGGTGTTGAGCGATTATCACGATTTCTTGCCCAAGATCGTTGATGTGGGTGGTAACCCTGACCAAGGCATGCATAAGCGCCTCAAGACACACGTCATGTCTCCTGTTGTCGACTCCCGAGATTATTTCCGGGCTTTGGCTTCGAAGAAGAATCCAGACTGCCGTTGTCTCTTGCAGAGCTGCAATCATGTCGAAGGCACTGAGGTGTTTCTGTTCGTCCACTCGATTTACTATGTGACCCCAGATGCGCTCTTGGATTTGATGTTGTCCGCTCGGTCTAAGACTGTGAAAGCGTACGTCATCTGCCATTTGTTTCCTGATGGTCAAGGCCGCCTGTGTGAAGGTGAGATTAGTTACACCCGCGTGATTGACGCTGATGGAACATCCACTGTTCGCATGTGGACGCAAGGTCAAGACGTTCCCTACATTCATCCTCATTGTAACTGGTTGACAGGCCCAGGTTACGAAAACCACGTAGAACCCCTCGGGTTGGCGTTTCAACGCGAAGCCACCTTTGGAGACACGTGTGTGTTCTCGGTCGTCCTTCGTGACAAGTGCGGCATGACCGTCGATCTCGACGGTAATTCCGTGCCGTTGCGTTCCGTTTCAAACCTCTGCCGGGGCGCGAAACCAGCGTTCAACAAGTACCCAGAACACATCTTCGGTGATGTCGTAGCGAATCCCGATAGCTACGGACCCGTGCGTTATGTGCGTAATAACAAAGATGCCACCGCGCCGCGCTTTCAATTGGCGGTAGCGAAGAATTATTGGCTGGTCAAATGTCTCGACAAACCGTTCGCGATTCCGCGGGCCCTGGTTGCAGACTTGAAGGTCTATGCTGCAAATCAACCTCGCAACATGGCCATTTACCAGGATTTGACCCGTCATGCTCGTAATATGGTAATGACGAAGTATGACATCTTTCCCGAGGCTCGCGCTATGACAGCCTCGGTGGCCACCCACTTGGCAATGCTCGAGAACGTTGATGAAGAGAAGAGCTTGCAAAACTTCATGTGGGATTATTTGAACGTGCGGGAATCCGAGAAATGGCGCCGTAGGGCTGCTCCTTGGTGGGGTAGACTGAAGAAATTGTTGATCACATTGTTCACCTTGGTTGTGGCAATGTGGGTCGCGGCGCCATCGTCAACACCGAAAAGCGGGGCGAATTATTTGCAATTCATTCGCCCCGAGTTCGCCACCCCTAATGGGCATTTGTTTGCCGCCCCTCTTGTAGAGGAGTGCATTCGGAGCCTGCCGGGAGGTGGCTGGACGACTCTGTTAGCCGAGTCGCTTCTGCTCCCCAACCGAGTGCCCATCGCTCGTGTCATACTGACCGCTTTGGTGCATTTCGGACTCAACAACGTTGAAAGTTTCACGAGTCGTGTCGTGTTGCATATGCTCTTCAACCTTTTCTCCCAGCTTCATCACTCGGGAAAGGTTGTCATCGGCCCAGCTTATTACAGCGTGCCCGAAAGCGTACTGCGCAACATGCGGTTCGACTGGGAAATTGATGCTGAATGTCTTGCGCGTAATTACACCCTGGCCGAGGGGATCAATTATCGGCCCGCGAAGGACTTGGCGCCGACGGTGGTGAGTGACCGGAAGGCGAAAATCCAGTTGCATGGCATAATGGTGGACGGGTTCATCATTGGGTGCTACGCAAATACCAATCTAAACATGCATGCCGCGTTGATGATGCGCATGTTCATGGAGCCGCCCAATCCCGACGCCGTGGAATGGGAACAACTGACGCAATTTTGGTTGCTAAATCGCACCGAATTGTACTTTTGTCCCGAAGTCCCCGTCGAGCCGATAACAGTGGCGGAGTGGTTGTCTGGTTTTCCCGGTCCTAGGAGACGCATGTTGCAGAAGGCAGCAGAAAATTTGATGGCGGGTAATTATTCCATGGTAGACTTGTCGCGTTGTCGCACTTTTCTCAAAATCGAGAAGCGTTTGTTTGTCAATGATGGGGAGGAAGACTTAGGTCGTCCTCGCCCCATTAGCACCTACGCGGATGAGGGAATAGCTGCGACTGGGCCTTGGCACGTAGCTTGTGCCAAATGGCTGAAACGCGTATGGCATCCTGAGCATTTCATGACGTATGCGGCTGGTTTAAACGCCGAAGATCTGGGTCGTTGGTTTGACTCTGCTTTGGCCGCTTTACCGGGCGCGCGAGCGATCACGAATGACTTTGGAACCTACGACGCGACTCAGGGCTATTATGCGATGCAATTTGAAAGATTGTGGCAACGCTGGTTAGGCGCGTACAAGACCAGGTCGTTGGCCAACGTCACAGTGGGTGCGTTGGATGATGCCACACATCGCAATGGGCTCAAAGGAGTAGCCATGGGAGGCGCCAACTATTCGACCCCGCCCCAACGGACCACAGGCCACAACATAACCTCCGTTGGTAATTCTCATTTGACAGGCATAGTGATCGCCTACGTGCTGTGTAAAAACGGTGAGAATTTGTCAAAACCCCGATCTCGAACCGTAGTGATGGGTGACGACCAGCTGACCCTAGTGCATCCGAGTTTGACCGTAGCCGACATGGCTGACGTGTTCACCCGTTTGGGTTTCAAACCGAAAGTGCTAGAGTTTAAACAACCACAGCTGGCCACCTTCCTTCAAATGTATCCCTGGCCAACTTCCGACGGTACGGTGTTTGGCGCGAAAGTGGGCAGAATGCTCACGCGTCTTGCATTCGTTTTGGAACCGACTCACAGAGTCGGCTTTGGTGCGATACGTGCTCGACAGACGGCTCGAGGTTTGTTCCTGAGTAGTCGTCATGTGCCTTTGTTTCGGAGCGTCGTAGACAAAATGCTGGAACTGTTGCCAGCCACAGATAAGTTTCTGTACGACCCCGAAGCGCGCCATAAACAACATATTGGCGTATCGAGAGGACATGACGTCACCCATGACACCCTCCATTTGTTTGGTCTGCTCTACGGTATTAGTCCCGCTGAGCTCACTCGTTTGGAGGTTTTGATCGACAGTGTGCGAGCCTTGCCTGTGGTCCTTAGCGACCCGGCTTTGGCCCACATTTGTCGGGTGGACAATGCCTAAGGAGACTTGGGCAGTCCACCAGCCCCCGGTCCGGAATTGATCACTCCCAGCCGGGCGCGAGGCGATTGGGGCGCCGGCGATCCCCAACAACAAAATGACTAAGAAAATTGTGACAAAACGATCGTTGCCTAAGCGCAGCGCTCGCCCACGCTCGACTGTTGCCAAGCGCCGCAACAGAATTGAGTATCCTGTGCAACCTGTCCCGCGGATGACCATGGCCCCAGCTGCCGTCTCCGTGGGTTGGAACAGGAAAATGGGATTGCCAGACATGAAAATGAAACTGTCATGGCAAATGGGTACCGTGTTCGTTGGAAACGGCACCCTTGGTGCGTCAGGCAGTGTTTACTTTCGGAATCTTGCCGGATCAATCTACGTATCCGGCGTCCCCGTCGCTTTGAATGATTCAGCGACTTACTTGGTTCCGAGTTACCTGCAGGACGTTGTGAAGCATTTTGCGCGTTTAGCCGTCCAGAAATTGCGTATTCGAGCCGTGCCCATCGTGTCCTCGACTGCTAATTCCGCCACTCTATTCATAGCCCCCATCCGGGGTGGGCAGTTCTTTGCTACTGCTCCTGTCAGCGACACCACAGCGTCTCTGACAGTCGGCCAGATGATGACCATGAAGGGCGTCGTTGGGGGTGCCGTCTATGAGGAGTTTGGCCTGGATTTGACGCCCTACCTAGCCGGAGGTAGTGGAGCCAAGCAGAACGAGGTAGCTGTAGCGAACGAGGAGTTCACCTCAGCTACGACCGTGGGTGCGGACGCGCAGGTGTTGTGCGGCATCACCATTGGTGGCAACGTAGTAACCACCAGTCTGAATGGTTATAACACGCATTATTTGCTAGTAGACGCCGAATTGTCTTTGCTGGACTTTATTGGCGGTGTCGTGGACCCGTCCGGTTTTGGCGACCAGCCGCGAGTGGTCGCCTACAATGGGAAAGGCTTACACGCCGTGGACGAGAAGGGCGTTTTGACGCCCCTCGCCCGCCGACCAAAACGCGTGACTTATGCCCGCTCCATGTCCGGGACTTACCCGTCAGCGCAGGTTGCGAATACCTGCTCGTTGACGGGCACTTACCCGTCCGCTTTTAGTTTAGCGTTAAAAGCAGATAATTCTTTCCTGAGTGGATCGATGACGCTGCTTGCTGCCGGAGGTGGCAGCACGACGTTCAACATAACGAACGCGGTTTGGAGTCCATCTGGTGTGATGACCTTGCAAACGTTGGGTGGCAATGTAACTATTTACGTGGATGTGAATACCTGGTCCTTCGTTGGATCGGGAACCCTGGTAGGAAGCAACATTTCGTTGGAGGGCCGTTGGGACCCTAATTCGAAAGTTGTGACAGCAACCTATTGGTGGGAGTTGCCACAGCGAGCGTCTTGCAAACAAGTCGCCGCGCAGAATGGGAGCCAAGAGCCCCCGAGTGAGAGTAAGTCCGAACTCTCTGCTCCTGCGATGGCGCCACAAAGAACGGGTTGGTTCGTTGTGTAAGTTTAGCCTTTCTTTATTCGAAAAAGGCACCCCGGGGAAATGGGGTTTGCGTACTTGATCATTTTTAGCCGCGACACGGCGTTTTCGTTGAAAATAGCGTTGGCTGGTATCCAACAGCTGCAGGGCCCCCGGCAGGGGAGTCCATGTCTCATTCCACCGATAAGGTAGGACTGGCCCCAATGGGGCCATCATTTTATAACTACCCCC